CTAAGGTGTTTGGCAAAGCAATCAATGAGAACCCTGAGAAATATTTTACTGATGAAATTATGGCTCAACTTGAGGTGGCCGCAAATGCAGAATTTCTGTATGGTCAAGATGATGTAGAAGATAAACAGATAGAAGAGGTAGTAGATGCATGATTGAAAAATTCTTAGCAAAACTTGCAAAAAATGTATCAATAATTTTAGTGACATTTGGTATAGCGTATTCATTTGCCAGAGTTGGTGAAGTATGGCTTGGCGATTCATTTTGGGGATTATTAATCCTTATGGTTGGCGGGCTTGTACTTTGGGTAGCAGAGCGAAGTTGGGATGAAGCAAAACGAGATGTTTGAAGTAATTCAACATGATGATGCATTCCATGAAGACCTACAATGTATCCATATCACGGAAGGCGACTTTGAAGGGGTCGTCTTTCAGTACGATAATATTCGCTTAGAAGAAGATAGTGATGATCCAGCAGTCAGTTTTAATTTCATTACAGTCAAAAATGAAAATAATCTTGACTTGACATCCGATAAATTTATTAGTATACTAGGTGAAATATTAAACGATCTGCTTAGGAGTTTTGTTGATGCGAATAGAACTGATGGTACTGAAACACCTTCTGAATGATGAAGGTTATGCCAGACGTACTTTACCATATCTCAAAGGAGATTATTTCCAAGAGAGACACGAAAGAACGGTTTATGAAGAGATAGATAAATATATCTCAGAGTACAATGCTCTTCCGACACGGGAAGCATTGATAATTGAACTTGATACCAACAGTAAAATATCCGATGAAGACTTCTCTGAATGTAGTAGTCTTATTGGTGGTCTTACTATTGAGGAAGAGGTCGATAAAGAATGGTTAATTGAAAAGACCGAAAAGTTCTGTCAAGAGAAAGCTATTTACAATGCAATCATGCAGTCGATATCAATCATTGAAGGAGATGCTAAAAGCGACAAAGGAGAAATCCCTGAGTTACTATCTGATGCGCTTTCTGTGTCTTTTGACCCTAGTGTCGGTCACGACTTTCTGGATGATAGTGATGATCGGTGGGATTTTTATCATCGCATTGAAGAGCGTATTCCATTCGATATTGAATACCTCAATACAATCACTAAGGGCGGTCTACCAAAGAAATCACTGAACATTATTCTTGCTGGTACTGGTGTAGGTAAATCACTTGCCATGTGCCATATGGCATCTGCTAATCTTCTAGATGGTAAGAATGTTCTCTATATCACTATGGAAATGGCAGAAGAGAAGATTGCCGAACGTATTGATGCCAATCTATTGAACGTCACGCTGGACGATCTTGGTGCCCTGTCTAAAGAGATGTATAACAAGAAGATTGCTAGAGTGAAAGGTAAAACGTCTGGTAAGTTGATTGTCAAAGAATATCCTACAGCATCGGCACACACCGGTCACTTCAGACATCTTCTTAACGAATTGAGATTGAAGCGTTCATTTATACCAGATATTATCTATATTGATTATTTAAATATCTGTATGTCATCACGGATCAAATCTGGTGCCAATGTCAACTCGTATACACTGATCAAGTCGATTGCAGAAGAACTAAGAGGATTGGCTGTTGAGAGAGTGGTGCCTATTGTATCAGCGACACAGACTACAAGAAGTGGCTTTTCAAACTCTGATATTGGTCTTGAAGATACTTCTGAATCATTTGGTCTGCCAGCAACGGCCGACTTTATGTTTGCTTTAATCAGTACTGAAGAACTGCAAGAACTCAACCAGATCATGGTCAAGCAGTTGAAGAACAGATATAATGATCCCACATTCTATAAGAGATTTGTTGTGGGTGTTGATCGGGCAAAGATGCGTCTATATGATGTAGAACAAGAAGCACAAAATGGTATAACAGATAGTGGTCCTGTTATGGATAATTCTGAATTTGGTGAAAGATACCAAGAGGAAGAATCTATGAAGTGGGCTACAAAGAAAATGGGACGAAAGGATTTTAGTGGTATAAAGGTATGATCGAAATAGCAATAGCCGCCGCAATATCTTGTAATCTGGTTTCTCAAAATATTGACAAAGATAGTGATGATAAAGAAAGAATGTGTGTGTACAAATGTCAGAATACAAAGAAGCCGGAGATAGTTTATACAGACCCTATTTACTGGTGCCCCAAGCAACTATATGTGGAGAAAAAGGAAGTAAGTGAAGATGAAGATTAGAAATGTGGCATATGCAGGTGATTTGACAAAATTCTTAGAAGAAGAAACATACACAGAACTTGAACTCCATGAACATAAAGACTTGAAAGCATATGTTCGTCCCGAAACATCTGATCCATTCGTGTTGCGTGAAGTATCGTCCGGCGAATATCGTAAACTGAACATTACTTCAGACGATGTTATCATTGACTTTGGTCTTAATATTGGTATGTTTACATCATATGCGTTGAAGCGTGGTGCAAAAGAAGTTCATTCATATGAAGCAGAAGAGGAGAACTTTGAACTTGCTAAGATGAATGTAGAGTTGAATGGTGTTGCAGATAGAGCGTATTTGAATAATCTCGCTGTTGTTGGCAACGATGACAAAGAGCGTTACTTCTCTATCAACCTTAAGAAGAACAAGGGCGCACATTCACTTATTGCCAAGCGTGGTCGTGACACTACTACAGTTAATTGTGTCAATATCAATGAAGTTATTGACACAGTAAATCCTTCTATCGTCAAGATGGATATCGAAGGTGGTGAATATGAAGCATTGAAAGCCCTTAAAAATTATGATAATATACAACAATTGATATTTGAATTCCATCATGCTCACTTGAATGATATTCCACATCACACCAAGTATAATGAAATCTTGGACTTGATGCACAGTCATTTCCCTAATGTGGAAGCAAGAAAAGAAACTAAGGGAGCGTGGGTTAATATTGTATATTGTTGGAGATAATTAAAATGGTAGTGGGGTTTACAGCATCGACCTTTGATTTACTACAAGTGACCTAAGAAAGAGGGTATCAGAACATGAACTACGAAGTTAGACGCCATGGCGAGACTTATAAGATTTATGAAAAACCTACTCAACAGTATATCTTCAAATCTGATAAGCGAATCACTTGCGAATCGCATTGCAAAAAGTTGAATAATGGGTCAGGATTTGATGGAGAAACACCTTTATTTTTCAGTAACTTAAATAGAGTGGTTGACAATGCTTAATTTGCCTGTTATATTATACACATAATTGAGTTGAAGGGATTAGGGTCTGATCCAGAGAGCAACAATGACCCGCTCGACAGGCTTTGCTAAGGCCGACAGAGTTTCCCATCTCAGGCTTACTGGGTGGCAGACTGGACTCAATAGAGGGAAGTGACAGAGGCTGGAAATCTAGAATCACTGAATGATTTCTCCCCTCTGCCCTCGTTTTCTACTACTGAGGTACCATGATTTATATCAACGTAACAGGAACTAGAAACAAGAAGAAAGCGGCTCTCGCAAGGGATGCCGCTATCTTTGCTTTTGAACATCTGATGCCTAGAATGAAGAAACAGGTGGACCTTGAAATAGTATTTGCCAAACTAGATGGTATTTGTGCGGACCAAGTTGAGACTGGTGACCGTGAATTTGAAATTGAGGTTGATAATAAATTGCAGGGCGATGAATTGCTGACTGCAATCTTCCATGAAGTTGTGCATTGTGTGCAAGACTTGCGTGGTGGTAAAAGTGATTGGGACAAGCCATACTATGAGCGTCCCCATGAAATTGAGGCTTACGAAAAACAAGAAATTATTTTAGAAAAATGGCAAAAAGGGGTTGACATTTTGGCCAATCCTGCTACATTGTATAAGTAAGTTGATTAGTGATTCGCAAAGAGAGAGGTTGATTATGGCTTATATTTCACAAGACACCAAGAAAGAACTTGCTCCTGCTATTAAAGCAGTCCTTAAGAAGTACAACATGAAAGGTACCATCGGTATTGATCACCACACTAGCCTTCGGGTTCGGGTCAAAGAAGGTCCTTTGAAGTTTGATGACTATGAGCAAGTCAACCATTACCACATTGAAAAGTTCTACGGTGAAGGCACCAAAGAAACTGCTTTTCTAACTGAACTTCTCATGGCTATGAAAGGTACTAAGTGGTACAACAAGAGTGATTATCAGACCGACTACTTTGATACCGCTTACTGGATCGACATTCATGTTGGTCAGTGGAACAAGGCTTACGTTCAAACTACTTAGAGAGGTTATATTATGAGCAATATGCATAATGAAATGATGAAAGAAACTATTCTTGATGAAGTATTAACAATGACTGTTCAAGACCTTCAAAATGCTATGATACAAAGAAAGATAGAAGGAATCACCGTTATTGATGAAATTGTTGAGAATATGGTTGAAAAAATCTTTGAAGAAATGTGCGAATAGGAAATTTAAATGTACAGTTACACTAAAACATCCATGACCATCAAAGAGTTTATTTTGCGTTATGGTGAGATTGATTGTCAGCCGGTAGGCCAGAGACTTGATACTGAAACATCCTTTGAATCTGGTAGCCGTGAGACAAAGGCTCAAGGTATAATCAATTCTATTTTAATAGGAATAGATTTGGGCCAGATTACCGTGCATGAAGTTAATGACGGTGATTATGTCTATGAGAGTATTGATGGCGGTCACCGAAAGCGGTATATTAAATCATATTTTGAAAATAAGTTTCGGGTAAATGGTAAGTTTTATCGGGATCTATCTAAGGAAGAGAAAGATCATTTTCTGAACACTGAATTGTCATTTGTCATTTATAGCAAGGGCATGAATGTTTGGGATATTGGCCATATCTTTCGGTCTCTCAATAAAACCACTGATGTCAATCATCAAGAGATGCTTAATTCATATGGCAATATTCCTATCGCCAATGCAGTTAGAAATACTGTACGACCAGTACATGGTGTGAATAACAAATTTCATAATCTATTTGAGTTTAGCCAGCGTGATGGCAAACCAAAGAACTTTTTGAATATTCAGTTTGACAATAAGCGCCTTAAAATTGATCAAATTGTGGCTCGCATATTCTATCGTTATTATGATGGTGGTGGGCTTGGTTCCGCTGATGATAAGAATTTAGAATATATGTATCAATCAGAAGCAAATTCTGATGAGGTGGAAAAAATTACTGAAAAGGTAAATAAGTGCTTAAATTTTCTTCTTGATATTTCTGAGGTCCGCAAACGGTATCAAACACAAGGTCTGAATCAGAAAGAGTTTTCTCTATTCACTCGTATCTGGATGTATATGGAAGAGGAGTACGGATCCTTTAAGATCAACGATATTGATGAGTTTTATTGTGCTATTGCAAAAGCGTTGCAACCTTTCACGTTGCCTCTAGATAGGCAGCCTAAAGAACTACAACAAACTTCACCATTTGACAGTAATAAAACACGAGGTCAACAATTCAAAGATACATTGGGTGAGCATCGTTCAAAAGAAGCGATATTTGAAACTCTGATGTGGATGCTGAATCGTGTGAACATGCTTGATCTTGTAACATTAAAGGATCCACAAAGACTCTTTCCCCGTGAGTGGCGTGAAGCAAAACTTATTGAACAGGACTTCAAGTGTGCCGTATCTGGTGAAAAGTTGACTATGAAGACGGCGCAAGGCGGCCATATCGTAGCGCATTCAGAGGGTGGAAAGACGACTTATGAAAATCTGGCTATGATCTCGGCAGACCATAATTCTAAAATGGGTAGCATGTCAATCGACCAATATAAAGAATTATTGTAAAAAAATAAAAAAAAGGGGTTGACAATTCCATAAATCCTGCTATATTTAACAAGTAAGTTGATAGAGTGATTCGCAAGAGAGGTAAAAATATGTGGGTAGCAAAACCAAATATGAATAACAATAACGGTCTAAAAGAGTTTGAAAATGTCAAAGAGGCAGTAGCCTATCTTGAAGATTATACCGGTATTGAAATGGCTTATGAGCGTAACCGCAAGACCAAAGAAGTGACCTACGATTGGGAACTAATTGGTAAACTTTGGGAGTACAACATATGATTAAACCTCAGTTTTTTAAGATTCACCAGATTGTTATTGATGATCACCTTTCTGATCTTATCAACAAGGAAGGTTGGAAGTGCCATCCCAAGGCAGTTGCCTATACAGAAGCACTGGTACACGGCGATGTTAAAGCTGGTATAATGCATGACTGTTATGATCATGTCGCCACTATTCTTGCTGATGATCTGAACCATGTGTTTGAGGTAGGTAACATCGGACCAGAGGATCGCATTGAACGTATCAATGATAGGGTACGCTCACTTTCTGTTGGTGATATCATCGAGGATGAAGATGGCAATTGTAGTGTAGTCCATAATGTTGGATTTACTCCACTCGCTCAATCATTTCACAGACTGTTAGGAGTTTCATAATGTTGTATGAAGTGTACTTGATTAATCAGCGTTATACCTGTGGTGCATATAAAACACTTGAGCAGGCTATTAAAATGGCTCGCAAAACAGGTTTTCAGTGCAACATCTTTCGTAGCAACGATCCTTTTAAGATTGTAAAAACTATTTGTCCGATTGGAGGCAGCATAACATGAAAAAAATTATCGAATTTTTGAAAACACACGATGACATTGAAATGCTCATGGTAGGATCCGTATTAGGTGTAGTTGCATTATTTTATGTTGTAGCAATCATTGAGATTCTCACATGAGAATTATAGCAGGACCATGCCAACACGAAAATGCAGTATCATCTTCAATTATCGCTGAAGAGTGTAAACGGGTTTGTGATAAATATGGCTTTGAATATATCTTCAAGGCTAGTTTTGATAAAGCCAATCGCTCTAGCATGAGTGGTAAACGAGGCATCGGCTTCAATGAAACCATGACCGCATTCAGTTTTATCAAGAATGCATATGATGTCCAGACTTTGACCGATGTACATACTGTCGAACAAGTTCAAATTATTAGTGAACTAGATTATATTGATGTAATACAGATACCCGCTTTTCTTTGCAGGCAGACCGATCTAGTAGTCGCCGCATCGAAGACCGATAAGATTGTAAATATTAAGAAGGGTCAGTTTCTAGCACCGTGGGATATGCATGGTGTTCTGACTAAGACAGAAGGCGCCAAAGAAGTTTGGGTCACAGAGAGAGGTACCAGTTTTGGATATAACACTCTGGTCGTTGATTTCACAGGCCTTGATTATATGCTTAATAACATTGACCATGATATCGTCTTTGATGTTACTCATGCAGTCCAGAAGCCCGGCGGCAATGGCGGATCTTCAGGTGGTAACAGAGATTTTGTCCCGGGACTAGCAAGAGCAGGTGCCGCAATGGGCGTGAAAAACTTTTTTATTGAAGTTCATCCAGACCCAGACAATGCACCATCAGATGGGCCTAATATGGTCAGACTGATGGATTTTGAGAATGTAGTAAGTCAGATAGCGAGGCATATATTATGAGTGGTATGCATATGTTGCCGGTGTTTTACACCACAACGAATCAGAAAAAGCGCAAGGCAAAGAAGACCAGCGCAAAGTTGAAAGTTGCTCAAGCAGAGCATCAGAAATATTTGAAGAAGATGGGGTATGTTCCTAAAGAGGAGAGGTGTTACGGTAGCACAACGGACTCCAACCCCGTAAGACAGGGTTCAATTCCTTGCTCCTCTGCCATTCCAACATCAGATAAAGTTGGTAATGGCTTCGTCAAAGAACCACATAAATATCGTGGTAATGTTGTAATTGGTCAAGCATATAACAAAGGTGGTCTGGTCGTATTAAGTGCGGCCGAACAAAAAGATGAAAATACTGGAAAAAGACGATAAAAGTGCTTGACAAAAGCTAATGAATTTGCTATATTGTAAGAGTAAGTTAGTTAAGTGATTCGCAATGAGAGGTGAAGACATGAACGAAGTAATGACACAGAAGATTGAGAAGTTGTTTGACGCTATTGCTAAAGATTATGAAGGTTGGGCCGGACGTGCGAATATTAAAGGTCGCACCGCTGAAGATTTTCGTGAAAGTCTTGAAGTCATTGTAGGTCAAAAATATATCAAAGTTACCGAAAGAGGTGAGCGGGTTTGGGGCTTTGTAGTCAACACCGATACCGACAAGAAGTTTCAGTTTGGTGATATTCTCATGGCCGCTGGTTGGAAAACACCAGCCCGTAACGCTGCCCGTGGCAATGTTTTGACTGAAGATTTTGTTGCAGTTAGGTGGACTGGCCCAGCGTACTTGCGTTAGTCATAAATTTACGAGATTTGGTTTCAGCCCGACTACCTCTCTCTCAATCACTTACAAAGTCGGGCCCGCAGGCATTCAGTCTTATTCCTTTCTTCTGATGTAAGTCCTGCCTCTAATTGGAGATAATGTGAAATGAGAGATATTGCAATTGGTCTTATTGGCATCTGGTCTTGTTCGTTTCTTGCTACCACAGCATATGGTCAAACAGTCACAGATCACTATAAAACGATTATTAATCGTACACCATACCAAGTAGAAGTGTGTACAGAAGTATCTCAATCTGGAGATAAAACCGGTGATGCCATGAAAGGCGCAATCATTGGTGGTTTGTTAGGCAATAATATTAAGGGAGAAGAGAACGGTGGTGCTATTGGTGCTATTATTGGCGGCATGCTTGGGCATGCAAATAGCAATGCTACTGGAGGCACTAAAACTTCCTGTAGACTAGAAACACGTTATAATGAAGAGAGTGTGAGAGTTTACTCCCACTCGACAGCAACATTTTATAATAATGGTAAACAATATACATTGAGGTTTCAGAAATGAGTTTTGATTGGCCAAGAATACACAAATGGGAAGAACGTATCGAATCAGATGTTACAGATTCAGTTTATGAATATGTTATGGAACATTATGGTGTCGATGAAATCGTAGAGTTGACAGAAGAACAAATCAAAGAAGTTGAAAACTTCAGAGATGAACTAAATGAATATAGTACAATGCAATGGGGCTTCTCTAATCTGATTAACCATTGGGAAAGTGAAACTTGGGAAGCAGAGAATGAATAGACGATATAGAATCTTTGGTGCTAGATATGAGTTGTCGGAGAAACTGATGGAAAATCCATCATATGCGCCCGCCGGTGAAAACAGTATTGTAAAATGGCCCGAAGAGATTACAGCAGTTCCTAAAGTGTTTCATATTGAAATCACTGAAGATAAGAAACGTATTGCTTTTTTAACACGCAATACATATGAAGAAGCAAAACACATAGCAGAGGATTACTGTAGTTATGGCACGAAAACTGTTTAAAAATAGATATGGAGACACACAGTCATTTGAATGGACTGATGATGGGAATATCATGTGGCGTGGTTGTAGAGAAATGGAACGTATTGGTGTAGATACAGACACTGGTGAAATAACCCTTGTTGATCCGCCCGGAGGTCCATGCTTAGTTAAAACTCATACAATTGAATCTCCTGAAGAATTTGTAGGATACAAGATCAAAGGATTTATTCAAGAAGATGAAGGATATGTTATCGTAGTAAAGTAATGGAAATAATTTGGACAACAACATGGCATATTCTACTAACAGTCTGTTCAGGATCAATGTGTGTCGAACAAGACATTCAGTGGTTTGATACTAAAGAAGGCTGTTATGAAATGCTTGATATGTACACAGAAATTCCCGCAGATGGTGATTGGGATACTGTTACATACATATGCTTTTCCATATCCATTCTGTAGGAAGTTAAGTAAAGCGGCTGTGGTGAAATTGGTAGACACGCAGGTTTTAGGTACCTGTTCCTTACGGAGTGGGGGTTCAAGTCCCTCCAGCCGCACCATGATGTTCCCTGATAGTTCAGTTGGTAGAACGGTGGACTGTTAATCCATATGTCGCAAGTTCGAGTCTTGCTCAGGGAGCCAAACGCTGGAGTAGCACAGTTGGTAGTGCAGTTGATTTGTAATCATCAGGCCGGGAGTTCGAGTCTCTCCTCCAGCACCATTATGCGGGCATGATGTAAAGGTAGCCTATCTCGTTGCCAACGAGAACGTGAGAGTTCGATTCTCTCTGCCCGCTCCAAATAATAGTGTACAATACTGAAAAAGTATGGTATAATAATCTATAAATAAAGTTTGTTGAAAAGTCGAGTGAGTATAAACACGGTTAAGCCTGTAACGACTATAAAATTAAGACGCAGGTAGGAATAAAGGTAAGGCAATCCTTCGTTAGAAACCTAGCCAAATGCAAAGGTTGGTCGCTCAATAGACTCGAGTGGAGCCGATGGTTAGCTCCACACCCTATTTTTTTTTGGAGAGTAAAATGATTTTTGCAATTGGATTAATTTCTGCACTATGGTTTTCTACTAATGCAGAATTTGTAAAGACAGTGAATGAGCAAATGACTGATGGTTATAAATGGTCACAAATCGAATGCCGACAAGCAACAGAAGGTTTACCAGCGATTACGATTGATACGCCAACAGGCAAGAGTTTCGTATGTCACAAACTGGTAAAGTAGTGCCACTGCTACTTAATAATTCAGTGGCTGGTGTCACCTGGGCGAAAAGGGGTTGACTTTGGTCAGCCCTTTTTTTATATTATAAATAGTGTAGAATTATAAAACGAGGATACCATGATTACGTTAAAAGAACATATGACACTTATGGAATCACCTGCTTCTGATAGATATGAAGCAGATGTTGCAATGAATATTGATGCAATGGAAGGTATCAGTGCAGAGCGTCCTAAGGTTTCAACCAAATATTCAGATGTGAAACTCACACTGGATGGTGGTGAGGTTGCTTGGCTTGAAGTTAAAATGAATCACACAGACAATCTGACAAATCCTCGTATCTTTTATACTGGTAGAAAGTGGGACACGACTTATAATACCACTGCCGCTAAGAGGGCGGTTGAGATTATGAATAAGTCACAAGAAGCCTCTGACTTCATCAAAGCAATCGAAAAGTTCTCAGGCATTAAAGCGCCGCTAATCCCAACGACCAAGACTGGTCTTAGAGATAAAAAAGCCGTGCCGCTTGATGTTATGAAGGAATATTTCTCTCAGCCTGGGATCAATCGCTATATCACAACGCTACCGAATGTTGATTTGGGTAAGGTCGTAACTGATCATTATCTAAAAGGCAAAGCAGAGCCAGCATTTTATATGCAAGCGGGTGATGACTTCTACATGGTTGGTAGAACTAATCCTCTCGGTGTACCAAAAGATGTTCCTGTATTGAGTGGTCAAGGTCCTTTCAAAGTTCGTATTGCTACTCGCTCAAAATACTACGAGGTTCAAGCAGAAGTAAAGATCATGCAAATGCCTGACAGTAAATATTCATGTAAACCAGGGACAAGTAAGAAGAACCCATTTGAAAGGCTGTCATAATGAAAAAGTTTTCGTCTTTTTTAATCGAAGAAAAAAATACACACATGGAGCATATTGAAGACAATGTGTTAAATGGAGGAGTACAAGGTGCAAGAGAGTCAATTAACTTTCTTAGAGGTATACGGGATATGCTTGCTGGCGGCAGTAATGCTTCTGTTAATGCTAGTGTTAAGTGGGATGGTGCTCCTGCTGTCTTTGCCGGTACTGATCCTAGTGACGGCAAGTTCTTTGTGGCAAAGAAGGGTGTCTTTAATAAGAACCCTAAAGTCTACAAGACTGATAAAGAAATTGACGCAGATACTAGCGGCGATCTTTCAAAGAAACTCAAACTAGCCCTAAAGTATTTACCTGATCTGAATATTCAAGGTGTTATTCAAGGTGATTTTCTGTATGCCAAATCTGATTTGAAGAAGCAGAAAGTGAAGGGTAAATCATACATTACATTTCATCCCAACACCATTGTATATGCTGTGCCAACTGATGTACCACTTGCTGGAGAAATCACTAGAACAAAGATTGGTATTGTCTGGCATACAAAATATACAGGCAATTCATTTGAGACAATGAAAGCCACATTTGGTGAGAACATCGCAGACAGTCTGACTTCATCTAAAAATGTATGGTCTGTTGATGCTGAATATAAAGATGTTGCTGGTAGTGCTACACTTACAAAGAAAGATACAGATGCTATCAATACCATTCTTTCAGATGCTGGTAAGACATTCAATAAAATTGATGCCGCATCATTGAATGCCATATCTGATAATGGCGAACTATTACAGCGTATGAAGACGTTTCTAAATACTAAAGTAAGAAAGCAACAGAAAATTACTAACGTGAGTAAAACTGTAATTGAAATGGTCGACTACTTTATGAATGTATATCAACTTCAGTTGGATCAAGCCGCTGAGTTGAAAACTGAAAAAGGTAGAGCGGCAAAGAAAGAAAGAGTTGAGGGCGTTAAAGCCGAAGTAATGAAATATTTCTCTGTAGAGAATAAAGCAAATTTAGAAAATATCTTGACGCTAATGAATCATATGGTTGATGCAAAAGAGATTCTAATTAAGCAAATGAATAAAGTAAAAAGCCTTGATACGTTTCTTCTTACAGATAAGGGATTCAAGGCCACAGGACAAGAAGGGTTCGTTGCAATCGACAAGATGGGTAAAAACGCCGTGAAACTTGTTGATAGAATGAACTTCAGTTATGCCAACTTTAGTCCAGAAGTAAAGAAAGGTTGGCAAAGATAAAGATATTATAAATATCTGTTAGATTACAGAATCATTCTACACTGATTCTATTATATTGTCAAGCGTTAAGTCTAAGGAAAACACGCCATGAGTAAAAAAGTTGTATTCACATTCGGACGAATGAACCCGCCTACTATTGGACATGAAAAACTTGCCAACAAGATTAAGGCAGTAGCGAAGCAGGAGAAAGCCGATGCTAGAATCTATCTCTCCCATACACAGAACCCAATTAAAGACCCGCTATCCTACCAGCAAAAACTTGCTTTTGCAAAGAAGGCGTTTGGAATTGTTAAAAAGACAAACGCAAAGCAAATCTTCCAAATCGTTAAAGAATTATACGAAGAAGGATACACAGACATCATCATGGTGGTTGGATCTGATCGTGTAACCGAGTTCAAAACAATCCTACAAAAATACAACGGCAAAGGTGACTATGATTTCGATAGCATCAAAGTCGTTTCTGCTGGTAAGCGTGATCCTGATGCAGAGGGTGTTGAGGGCATGTCAGGCACTAAACTAAGAGGGCTTGCTAAAAAAGGTCAGTTTGACGATTACACAGATGAGGATGGTAAAAAACAATTTGGTTTCGGTAGTGCCGCCGCCTCTAAACTCTCTGACAGAGATAAGAAGAAAATGATGGACATGGTAGGCAAAGCACTTAAAGAAGACCTTGAGTTTGCTGAATGGACAGACGAAGACACATTGCTATATGAAGAAATAGAAACACTAGACCTCACAGAGGCACCACTATCAACAGCACAGAGGAAGAAGCGGGCGCAACTAATGAAACGCCTTGCTCCTAAGATTGCTCGTATTCGCAAACAGAAGGCGAAGCGGCAGGCTGGTGCTGAACAATTAAAGAAACGGGCTCAAAAACAAGCGATTCAAATAGTTCGTAAAAAAGTTGCTGGTGAGAAGGGTATACGCTACAAAGATTTAAGCCCAGGCGAGAAGCAATCAGTAGACAAGATGGTAGCAAAGAAGTCTGGCATGGTTCAAAAGATTGCTAAGAAACTTATGCCTAAAGTAAAAAAGGGCGAACAAGAACGAGTTAAAGCCGCTAGATCAAAGACCGAGAGTTTTGAACTAGATAATCTTATCGAAGAGGCTCTAATTGAAGTCAAACAAGACACAGACATTAAAGACAGAGATGGCACACAGCCTTCAAAATATTTCTCTGGTCTTGCTAAATCTACAAAAGCCAAGCGTGATGCCGCTTTCAAAAAACAAGCGAAGATGGATAATGATAATCCTGATGCGTATAAGCCAGCACCAGGTGATGCTGATGCGAAAACGAAGCCGTCGGTACACACCAAAAAATACAAACAGATGTTTGGTGAAGAGCAACTTGATGAGAAGATTAAAGGACTTGTTACCAAAGCAGAGAAGTCTGGTATCTCATACGGCATTCTAAAGAAAGTCTATGACAGAGGCATGGCCGCATGGAAGACTGGTCATCGCCCTGGAACGACACCACAACAGTGGGCATTTGCCAGAGTAAACTCATTCTTAACTGGTGGTAAAACACGCACAACGGCTGATGCTGATCTATGGGCGAAAGCAAAGGGTCGCAAAGAATCTCTTGAAGAGAAACTAAAAGTCTCTGATGGCGTTGGCGCATGGATCAAAGACTTCTTGCAGTCAGATGCACCTCAGTTTGCTGGTAAGTCAGATGCTAAAAAGAAGCAGATGGCCATTGCCGCATACATCGAAGCCGGTGGTGAAATGGGGCCTGATGAGGGTGCTAATCCAGCACAGCAAGCCGCTATTGCAATTGCAAAGAAAGAAAAAGCAGGCAAGCCAGGATATGATAGTGAGGGTAAGAAACTTAAAGAAGCCTATGAACTGGGCACAGATGAGTATACTGACCACACTAAAGATATGACACCAGGGCAAACTGATGAGATGACTGTTAAAGATAAGAAGTTGCCCAATCTAAAAATTGCCACAGGTAAATCTGCAAGACAAGCGAAACAGACACTTGCTAGAAGCAAAGCAAGACAAGATCGTAAAAAAGGTACACCTCTGGCTGCCGCATATAATGTTGATGATGATTTTGGTGGTAAGCCAGTAAAGAAGTTTAAGGACGTTATAAAAAAAAAGAATCAGATAGATGAGGGTATCCAATATCATCTAGATACTGGTGTACCATTTTCTGATAATATCTTTAGACATGATTCACCATCATTCTACCGTTTCTTTCAAGAGGCAAGAGTTAGATACAGAAACGATGAGTTTGAAAATCTAGATGCTGTAGATAAGCAAATACTACAATCTGATATTGGTCTGTTTGGCATCTATGAGAACGCTGAAGTGCCACTTGATTGCCCGCTTATGGAAGCAGACAAAGATGTAGAATTGAATAAGCCTAAGCGTGGTGGTAATAAGAAGTTTTACGTTTATGTAAAGAGTGATAAGGGTAACGTGATTAAGGTCGAGTTTGGTGATACCACTGGCCTAAAAGCAAAGATCAATGATAGGGATGCGGCAAGAAGTTTTGCGGCTCGTCATCAGTGTGATACCAAGAACGACAAGACAAAGCCTGGATATTGGGCATGTCGTTTGCCTTGGTTTGCTAAATCACTAGGATTAGAAGGCGGAGGAAAGTACTTTTGGTAAAACCATATAAAGACACAATCGTTTCTGAAGATGTCTTTATTAGAGAGTTCGATACAACACTTGATAGTGACGAACTTGTATGGCACAGGGACGAAAAGAACAGACACTTTGCAGTATTAGAAGGACAAGACTGGTGGTTTCAAGAAGATAATAAGATGCCAGTCGAACTACAAAAAGGTAAGATTTACGAAATAGAGAAGGATGAGTATCACAGACTTCTCAAAGGAACAAAAGCAACTGATTTAAAAATCAAAATATGGGAAGAAGAATAATGTCACTAGAAAGCACAATAAGAATGATGACTGAAAGTAAAGTCGTCAAAGAAGATGGACACACAGATGTCGCTTCTGCTAAGAGACAGTGCAAAACTGCTATGGAAGATGCTCAAGCCATCATAGGTGTTCTAGATGGCATGAACGATGAAGATGCACTCCCTACTTGGTGGACAAACAAACTTGCGATTGCGGCAAACAGCATGAACAAGTTGAATGACTATCTGTCAAATCCAACAGAGCAAAAGGAAGAAGTTGAACTTGATGAGGCAGTCAAATACAATTTTGCGGCAGTAGATCGTCTTGGTAAAGTTATTGGATTTGCATCTGACGAAGGAGATGCAAAAGATATGGCAAGGCGTGGACATACAATGGATTCGCCAAGTAAAGGTAAAGGTGTAGCTGGTAGAAATAAGGCAAAAGTTGTTAAACTCAAGAAGCCTATGGCACCAAGAACAGGTGATATGATGATTAATAGAGATTTTGATGATAAGTATGGAAATGAAATTGTATATTCCATTGGCATTAAAGAAGAAGTTGAACTTGATGAAAGTAAAATGAAAGACCTTGCAATGAAGATTGCATCTGTTTATACAAAAATGAAAAAAGACAAAAATATGAAACCCTTTGCAGACAAGTTTAAAGCCGATGTAAAGACTTCAATGAATATCAAAAAGTCACTAGAAAAGGTATTACCAGACTATATTGGTGGTGGAGATATTACTAAGTTGATGGCAGAAGAAGTTGAAATGGAAGATTTAGACAATCTTATTGAAGAAGCACTACAAGAAGCAGAGGTAAAGTATCCTCACATGATGTATGATCCTAAGACCGGCGAAGGTGTAGAAGCGAAGACACCAGAAGATCACGATAAACTGACTAAGAAGGGTTATACACATGAGAAGCCTGAACTTGATGAAGAGAAAGTATCAATGACACCGTTTGGTGTATCAAAGAGCCTCGTTGATGCAGTATCGGCAGTTCTCTCTGGTAAGAAGCCAGTCGCTGAAAGAAAGGATATTCCAGAAGAGATCCTTGATGATGACGTTGCTGACTTCATTGGTGCGGCATCAAAGGCTGCCCAAGCCGGCAAGAAGACATTTAAGTTTGGCGATAAAGAGTATCCTGTAACCATCAAGAAGGACACTGCTAAGAAAGTAGCATCTAAGATGGATGAGGAGAAGCCTACTAAAAAAGAAGAGAAGGAAGATAAGGACAAGGGTAAAAAAGAGCCAGTTCAAATCGACCCTACAATTAAAGAAGAAACAAAGTAATGAAAATATACTGCGATATGGACATGGTTCTCTGTGACTTTCTTAAAGGTGCTGAGAAGGTTGCAGGAGAGCCGTTTCCAAAAAAAGATGGAAAATATACCAAAGACGAAAAGAAAGCCATGATTGTGGCTACTAAAGGTTTTTGGGATAATCTTGATTGGGCTCCCGGCGGCAAAGATTTGTGGAACTATTTGACCAGTATCGAAGGTGCTGAGGTGATGATCTTGTCTGCATATGCTTCATGGGATCCATCTTGCAAAAGAGGCAAGAGAGTTTGGATCGCTAAGAATCTAAAGCAGAAGCCTGCCAAGATACATCTTGTTCGCAGAGAAGACAAACAGAATTACGCTGATGCAGATAGCATCCTCGTAGATGACCACGGTAAAAATACCAGTGAGTTTAAGAAGGCTGGCGGACAGGCTGTCACGCATATAAATACTAGCAAAACAATATCCGAATTAAAACGGATACTCAAATAAAGACAAGGAGAATTAAAATGTCACTTTGGGGAATGAATGATGGAAAGGCACAGTCAAACACGGCTACTGCTACTATCACTGTAACTGCCGCCAATGCAACCGTTGTCGGCGTAAACACAAAACTAAGCACCGACTTTGCAGTTGGCGACTTTCTAAATGTCGGTAAGAACGACTATGTTTTTACTGCTATCGCTAACGCTACTGTAGCAACAGTTACGGTTGGAGAAACCGGTGGCACACTTATTGGCGCACAATCAAATGCTGTTTACACAGTCCAAGAGAAGCCACTATCAGTTGCTTTTGCTTCAGTTGGCCTAGATGCTAACAATGTATATGGTGTTGATGTTGGAGAAATGGAGGGTTCACCCATCTCAGCAACTATCACTATCACATCTGGTGGTGCTAACTACACATCTGCACCGACTGTAGTAATTTCAGCACCTGAGCATCCTAATGGAGTTCAAGCAACTGCTACTGCTACCATTTCATCGAATGCGGTGAATGCAATTACAGTAACAAATGACGGCGAAGGATATCGTTCAGTACCAACAGTTTCTTTCACTGGTGGTAATACTACAATCGCTGGTGTTGCTACTGCTACTGCCGCACTACAATCAGACGAAATGCTTGGCATCACACACGCTGGTTGGAATCTAAGAACCGAAGGTTCTGGTGGTCGTGCAGGTCGTGTATTCTACGAAACACTTGTAGCCGCATCTTCAGTTTCATCTGACGGTCGTGACGATAGCAAACTACCTGAATAAGAATCCTAATTAGGAGTAGACAATGGCAGACAAAAAAGTCAGTGAATTAGGGGCTATTACAAATCTCACTAGCGATGATTTGTTGATGGTTGTTAATGATCCGTCTGGCTCACCAGCCAGTAAAAAAATTACGGTGGGAAATCTTTTTGGAAATGTAGCCGTTTCGACTACACACAAAGGGCTAACCACTTTTAGGGCTAATACGACAATCAGTGGTACAACATTGACCGTGTCTGCTAACTCTACTTTTAATGGAACGGTAACTTATAACAACGGTATAACATTCAATCAAGGCGCCACATTCTCTAATACGAATGTAAATGTATTTGGTGGCAGTTTAATTGTAAATGGTACAACTACAGCAAATGGTAATATCAATGTGACAGGTTCTGTCTTATCTGACGGAACCAACATCATTGGAACAAATGGTAAATTGCATGCCAATAATAGTATAAATTCTGGAACTATTACAGAAGCGATGATGCAAACAAAGCCTATCGCTAATACAGTCGCAAGAAGTCTGATTGCAGGCAAAATGTCCGTTGCAAACACACAAGCATTGCATACGAATATTACTGCAAATCTAAATTCATCCATTACTAACACGTTAGCAGTCATTGCTAACACGAATACAACTGTAAATGATCGTATACAGGTTGCTAATGCAGTCAATAGAATATCGAATGATACACAAATTATGTCGGCAAATCTTATAATTGATGGTATTACTACTGGCAACACTGCTACATCTGGCATACATATTTCTAACGGTGCCATTTCTTTGTTTAGTGCAACTGGTGCGCCATCATATATTGATCTTTATTGTGAAGTGAACAATGCACATAGAGTAAGACTACAGGCACCAGTTCATGCTGCCTATAGCGGCAATCTTCTGGTCACTCTACCGACCAGATCCGGAAATAGCGCCCTCACTTCTGGTGAAACATTCACAGGTACAACAAAGACAGCAAATCTAGATGTTAATGGCACCTTTAGAGTTACTACTAAAGTAGCAGATTTTTCTACATCAAATGCTGTAACAGAAAGTGTAACGGCAGGGTCTATTTATTATAGTAATACATATTTGTACGTTGTTACTGATAGTAATACAATTAAAAGGGTTCAGTTGAGTACATTTTAATGTTTGAAAATTTAAATGATGATAACTATATGCTATTCGCCGCAAAATATTATGAAAACGCACACTGCACAGATTTGTTAGAGTTTCACGATGATTTGAAGAGAATACGCTATATTAAAAGACTATTTAAAAAATATGAACAGTCTGGTGATTTAAAAGACAGATTGATATTCAATCATCTTATCGTTTTATACAATGTGTTTGATCACAGAGCCATGACAAGAATGTTATGCTATAAATTAGATGATCAACTTCAATACTTGAAGCCGTTCCTAATCTTCTTAAATTATTGGAGAACTGATCTGGGTGAACTTGATGGTAAGAAAATTATAGACAGTGATATTCCAGTCGATATTGGAATAGCACAAAAGTTAAGAGAGTTAAATGGCCAGTAAATTTGGAGACCTATTACTAGCATACAATTTCATCAAGAGGCTCGTAACGCCATTTGATGAAACGGATGCGTTCAAACTAGGTATTATTGATGAGCGTGGTAAAAAGATTAAAGATCCAGAGAATGCCAAAGAAGAACTTGCATTTTCTACTTTCAATCGCCTCATATTCAACATCAAAAAAATTGTCGAAAGACTTCCTGGCGGTAAATCAAAACTTGCATCATATGGTGCTGCCTTATTTTTGATCAAAGAAAGCGCAAACCCAAAAGAGCATTATACAGACGAAGAAATCATGCAAGCGTTGGAGGAGAACATGGACTACCTTGCGAAACATGACAAGAAGACACTGAAGAGCCTACTTGAAGATGCGCCGACAACATCAACTGCTGGTGTAGTGGGTACAGGCGATGATGCCGACACTGTTGTAGTCAAGAAAAAGAAGAAGGTTGTCGAAAAGGATGGCCGTAAAAAAGAAATGAAAGCATATCTCAAAGCATATCTTGAGCGTAGAGCAAAGCGTGAAGAGATTGCTAAGAAAGAAGAGATGCGTAAGAGAATGGGATTGTAAAATGGCGCAATTCAGAACAGACACTAGCGAATTTCTTCCTGGCAACAAAACAATCTATGAAGTTGTTATGGTTGCTGGTCAGGCTGGCCCCTCAACATATGTTAATGCGGGCAATCTAAACACATCTTCTGATTCTTTTGGTAGAATGAGAGTCTCACAACCACTTACTTTGTTTGATAGTAGTCATAGATACGCTGACAACGGACTCTTTGCAGAGGACACAACAGGAACAGCATCATCGACATTTAACGGTGATGAAGGACTTATTGAGTTAGATGTTGGTTCAAGTTCTGGTGATGAAATTCTAAGAGAATCTAATAAGACATTTTCATATCAACCCGGCAAAAGTCTATTGATTCTTTCAAGTTTTTTATTTGCTACATCAAAAACTAATCTTAGACAGCGAGTTGGTTATTTTGGTTCTGAAAATGGTATCTTCTTAGAACAAGACGATAGCGATGTATCAGTGGTATTGCGAAGTAAAGTAACTGGTAGTGTAGTTGATACAAAAATTGCAAAGGCAAACTGGAATGTTGACCCATTAGATGGCACTGGGCCCAGTGGAGTGACTTTAGATTTGACTAAGGTTCAACTTATGTGGTTTGACTTTGAGTGGCTTGGTGCTGGTAGTGTGCGTTTTGGGTTTGTAGTCAATGGACAGTTTATTGTGTGTCATGTATTCCATCATGCAAATGAAATTGATTCCACATACATGACAACTGCATCTTTGCCATTAAGACAAGAAATTACAAACACTGGTGCAACTTCTGGTGCAAGTCAGGCAAAACAAATTTGTAGCAGTGTTATCGCTGAAGGTGGATATGAACTAAGAGGTAGACAACACGCTGTTGGAACACCAATTACAGATGCATACGATCTGACCACTGCCGGAACATATTATCCTGTAGTTTCTATTAGACTGAAATCTGGCCGAGAGGATGCAATTGTTATTTTGACTGCATTGTCTCTATTGGGGGTTGGTAATGGTGTAAACTTCTCATGGAGAGTTGTTGCGGGCGGGGTGGTAACAACATCTGCTTGGACAAGTGCCGGTGCCGATTCTTCAGTCGAATACACCATATCTGGAACTGCACATGATGGTGGTGGTAGAGTTCTTGCACAGGGGTATTTAAATTCCTCTAATCAAGGTTCTCCCACGATGAATATTCTAAAAGAGGCGCTATTCAAGTTTCAGTTAGAGAGAGATTCATTTGCTGGTGTTAGGGAACCACTTTCGTTTTTGATTGCTCCGGCAACTGATGCTGAAGATGTTTTCGCTTCATTGGATTGGGAAGAGATTACACGATAATGTATATAACAGAGAAAACAATCACAAGACAAGACTTGGCGCAGATTGAAAAATATGCTGACAAGTTGTTTGCCAAAGTTGGTATTGATGTTGAGTTTACAAGACATTTTCTTGATCGTGTGAATGATGAAAGAAACAAGAAGCAAATCACAGTTGCCGAACTAACTCGTATATTCAAACAGGTATTCAAGAAGTTTGGTAAGCCTATTGCTAAACTCGGCCCAGATGCCGAAGCAGTAATGAAAGATATGCAGACTGATATTAACATGCCCTTTGTTCTAAAGTTATCTGGTCAAGAACTTGAGTTGGTTGCTAAAACTATCATGCGTAAGAAAGACTTCAAAACATCGAACAAGACCTTTGCTGTAGAAGAAGTAAGGCAAGTCTTGAAAAACGATGTGTCTAAGCAAGGAAAGAAAACTTTTAAGGAGTTTACAAATGTTAAATTGGATGAAAACAAGAGCAAAAGAGCGGACATCATGGGATGGCGGAATGCTCATCGTACTTGGATGCCTCGTTCTGTTCATGGCACCACTCGCTAAGATCGCCGCTGGCATAGCAATCGCATGGGGCGCATGGACAATCTGGAAGTCCGAATAAATGGATTGGATTACAGCAGAATTAATAGACGCAATTAATAATACGTCATGGGTTGATGGTATTGGAACAATTATTGTTCTACTCGCCGCATATGCTGGATACAGATGGATTAAGAAAAATATATGATTAAACTCTATGCTATGGTCATTGTAATCGGAATACTTGGTGCTGTAGGTTACGGTGCCAAGTATTATTACGATACGACACAAAATAAAATAGCCACGTTGCAGAAGAACAACGCTCAACTTGAAATCGCTGTACAGACAGCAAACGATAGCGTAAACACTCTTCAGGCAGACATGGCAAGACTGGGCGATCTAAATAAGACATTACAGGGCGACTTAAAGAAAGCCGAAGAATATGGTGATAACCTGCGTAACAAGTTAAGAGAACTTGATTTACTCAAGGATGCATTGACTGATGCAGAAGATTTAGAAGGACGGATGAATGGTGCAACAGCAAAGATTTGGCGTAAAATCATGGAAGATACTGGCGGTAGCGGCGATAAGCCTCTCCCTAGTTGGTTGCAGTCGAGTGATGCCGGAGCCGGAGATCAAGGTAGTGACCAAGATCGAAAAGACAACAATACCGACAGTAGCGAGACCGAAGCCAGTAAATCTGATTGACACTAAGATTTACGTTGTAAACAAGGAGACACTTCAGGTCTTCATTGAAGAGTTTAAGAGTGTCAATGGCGAACTAGCATTCGTTGCATTGAGCATAAAAGACTACGAAAACTTAGCACTGAATGTCGCAGAGATGCGGCGATTCATCAATCAGCAAACACAGATTATCCTTTATTATGAAGAAGCCGTGACAGACGACGGAGATCAAGGGAATGAATCTACAAATAGCACACCGAATGGCGAAACTAAGTGAGGCCGCATATCTAGATGAAGGTGAAGCAGTTCAGCAACTATATTTCAAGATGGGATATCTTGGGTCAAAGTTTTTTGAAGTTGATGGCGCACAATGCTATGCTGTATGGAATAGAAGTGAATATGTCTTATGTTTCAGAGGCACAGAGCCAACAGAGATTGGTGACGTACTCGCAGACCTTAATGCAAAGCCTGTACAAAGTCAGACTGATGGCTGGGTACATGCAGGCTTCAGAGGCGAACTAGACAAACTCTGGCCACAGATTAAAGATCACCATGTGAAACATAAAAACAAAAAATTCTACATTACTGGCCATTCACTTGGTGCGGCTATGGCAACCATTGCTTGTTCTCGTTTTGAAAACATAGTTAAGGTATGGGAGTTGTATACTTTTGGTTCACCAAGAGCGGGCACCCAGAGTTTTATAGATGAAATTAAAACACCACATTATCGTATTGTAAATAATAATGATATTGTCACCACAGTCCCACCAATGATTATGTTCTATAGACATCATGGCGACTTGACATATATCAATATGTATGGTAATATACGCAGAATGACTTGGTGGCAGAGATTAAAAGATAAAATCAGAGGTCGCCTTAGAGCATTATCAAAGGGTCAACCTTTTGATGGTGCATTTGATCATTCTATGGGACTGTACGTTAAGAAACTTGGCAAAAATCTAGAAGAGAATAAATAAAACAGATGTGGGAAATAATTGAGAGAATGGCGAGTGATCGCTTGTGGATTTACACTGCACTTGTAGGCTCACTGTTTGGGCTTGCATTTTCGACTTATTTTCAAAGCACACGACTTGGGTTGTGGCTCTATGCAAAGTTTGATTTGACATGCGATTTCTTGATAAAGCGTTGGGGATGGACTTGGCTTGAACAGCCAGAAGATGCGTGGCGTAAGAAATACCCACACATTACTAAAAAAATAGACGAACTAGAGGCAAGGCTTGAGGTAAAGTTATGCTCATGCCCACCAATCGTGAAGGAAGACGAAGATGCCTGACAATGACGCCCTCTTTGATTACATAAACGATCTAAGAAAAGAATCAAAGGCAGAACACGAATTGTTACACAAACGAGTTTCAGACATGAAGGATGAACTTCTGGCTGAGATGAAAGAGATTCGTAAAGACCAGGATGCGATTAATAAGCGCATGGATAATCGGGTTACTCATCTTGAACGCTGGAAGTGGTCTATTGTAGGTGGAGCCATTGTCATTGGCTTTGCACTATCTGGTGGCCTCGAGGCTATTCAGAAAATTTTTACTTGACAAGAAGACATTAATCTTATATAATCTTTTACATTATGAGCAATTACATTGATTTGAAATACCTGAATATCTTGTCAGGTCAACTTTCGCAGTTCAAGCGAAAGGACAACAATCTATTCAACTTTCGCTGTCCATTTTGCGGTGACAGTCAGAGCAACAAACTCAAAGCCAGAGGCTATGTGTTTCTGGTTGAGGGTGCATATTTGTACAAATGCCACAACTGCGGCACTAGCGCAAACATCGACCGGTTAATATCTCATGTAAACAATGAGTTACATCGAGAGTACCGCACTGAACGCTTTGTGGACAAGGGTAGGAAGCCCGTGGAGCGACAGACGGGGAAGACTGGGATAAAGTTCACCAAGAGAAAATATTACACAAACACCCCTCTTAAAACGCTTAAAAAGATTTCTCAGTTAGACCCAGATCATCCTGCGAAGAAGTATGTTGAGAAGCGCATGATACCAAAAGAGTATCATCGTAAATTATTCTATGCACCCAAATTTGCTAAGTTCGTAAATTCTGTGGTGCCAAACAAACTAGATGAGAAGAGAGATGAGCCTAGACTAATCATACCATTCTTTGATGAGCGTGAGAATCTAATCGGCTTTCAAGGTCGTGCATTTGGCAAGTCGGCAGTCAAATACATTACGATCATGGTAGATGAGAATGCAACAAAGGTGTTTGGGCTAGAAGAGGTAGACAAGCGCAAACGAGTTTATGTCACCGAGGGACCGATAGATAGTATGTTCTTATCTAATAGTCTTGCTATGGCTGGGTCAGATATGAAATCTCTGGACATACAAGATGTTGTGTATATTTACGACAATGAACCGAGATCCGTACATATATTGAGTAAAATAGATAAAAATATTTCATCTGGACACTCGGTGTGCATCTGGCCGAATTATTTGAAAGAAAAAGATATAAATGATATGATACTGTCTGGAAGAAGCATTCCAGAGGTTATTGGTATTATAAATGCTAACACGTTTTCAAATCTAAAAGCGAAAGCAAAGTTAAGTGAATGGAGAAAAGTATAGTATGAAAGTAACTTTGGTAGATAGTATGGGTACTGACCTATCGGTAGTTAATGCCGCAAGAGTATCATTCGCAAAAGAACACAAGGAGTTCAGTACAGACAAAGATGAAAGACTCATTCGTTTTCTAGCACAACATAATCATTGGTCTCCTTTTGGTCATGCGTCATTGCAATTCCACATAAAAGCCCCAATATTTGTAGCCAGACAACTTGTAAAGCATCAAGTTGGTCTAGTATGGAACGAAGTCAGCCGCAGATATGTGGATGACGAACCGGAGTTTTATATTCCAAAAGAGTGGCGCCTGAAAGCAGAAGACAAGAAGCAAGGTAGTAGCGATGAAACAGTCGAACACAGCATTGCTTCAACGATGTTATACTGTAAGGAGACATATGAGAATCTATTGAACAAGAATATTGCGCCAGAAATGGCGAGAATGGTACTACCACAAAACATGATGACTGAATGGTATTGGAGTGGTACACTATTCGCATTTGCTAGGGTATGCAATCTTAGATGTAAGAGCGACACTCAAGCTGAGACACAAATTATAGCAAACCAAATAAGTGAAGAAACGCAGAAACTATTTCCCATTTCATGGAAATACTTAATCGAAGGAGACAATAATGAATAACTATCTGCCAACAGAATATCAATCGTTCATCCACCTATCACGATATAGTCGATGGCAACCAGAACTAGGCCGTCGAGAAACTTGGGATGAAACTGTTGGTCGGTATTTTGACTTCTTTGAGCGTCAACTGAATGAACAATGTGACTATGAATTGACAAAGGCAGAGAGAAAAGAACTAGAACAGGCTGTTCTTGGCTTGAACACTATGCCATCAATGCGTTGTCTTATGTCTGCTGGTGAAGCACTACGCCGTGAGAATATCGCTGGCTATAACTGTTCATATGTTGCTGTTGATAATCCTCGTGTGTTTGATGAGATTCTATACATTCTAATGAATGGCACAGGTGTTGGCTTCTCTGTAGAACGCCAAGACGTATCAAAATTACCATTTGTCGCTGATGAGTTTCATTCTACAGATACAACCATTGTTGTACCAGATAGCAAATTAGGTTGGGCGAAATCACTCAAAGAACTTATTGCTATGCTATACGCTGGTCAGATTCCAAACTGGGATCTAAGCAAAGTTCGGCCTGCTGGTGCTCCACTAAAAACATTTGGTGGTCGTGCATCAGGTCCAGAGCCACTAGATCAGTTGTTTCGTTTTACAGTAAATATCTTTAAGAACGCACCAGGACGTAAGTTGTCATCACTAGAATGCCACGACTTGGTATGCAAAATCGCTGAGGTAGTTGTGGTTGGTGGTGTTCGCCGTTCTGCACTGATCTCTCTTTCAAATCTAAGCGATGACCGTATGCGGGTCGCTAAATCAGGACAATGGTGGGAAGATCATGCACAAAGGGCCCTCGCAAACAACTCGGCATGCTACACGGAGAAACCGGAAATCGGTATCTTCATGGACGAATGGAAATCCCTTTACGACTCGAAATCTGGAGAACGGGGCATCTTCAACCGTAAGTCTGCCCAAGAACAGGCTGAACGTAACGGTAGACGACAATCTGACTGGGATTTCGGCACAAACCCCTGTTCCGAAATCATCCTAAGATCAAAGCAATTTTGCAATCTTTCAGAGGTAGTCATTCGTGCATCTGACACAATGAAAACGCTTAAAAAGAAAGTTGAGATTGCGACAATTCTTGGCACATTTCAATCAACCTTAACGAACTTTAAATACCTTTCTAGTTCATGGACCAATAATACAAGAGAAGAGAGACTACTTGGTGTTTCTCTTACTGGTATTATGGATAGCACTCTCACTAATGGCAAAGAAGAAGGCCTCGATAAGAGACTTGAAGAACTAAAACAAGTTGCTATCAAAACAAATGAAGAGTGGTCAGCCAAACTAGGTATTCCGCAATCAACTGCTATCACTTGCGTAAAGCCTTCAGGTACCGTGAGCCAGTTGGTTGATTCAGCATCTGGTATTCATGCCCGTCATAACCCTTACTACATTCGTACTGTTCGTGCAGATAAGAAAGACCCGCTTGCTATCTTTATGAAAGATGCTGGTTTTCCTGTAGAAGAAGATGTAATGAAGCCAGAGCATACTTATGTTTTCTCATTTCCAATGAAGGCACCACAAGAAGCGGTGATGCGTACTGACATGACAGCCCTAGAGCAACTAGAACTATGGCTTGAATATCAAAAGAACTGGTGTGAGCATAAGCCATCTGTAACCATCTCTGTGAAGGAGCATGAATGGATGGAAGTAGGCGCATGGGTCTATGAGAACTTTGAGTGGATGAGCGGCGTATCGTTCTTGCCATTCAGTGAGCATGTATATAAGCAAGCCCCATATCAAGACTGTGATGAAAAAACATATATCACGGAACTAGACAAAATGCCTAAGAACGTAGATTGGTCTACATTGAGCCTCTACGAGAAGTCAGATATGACGGAAGGCGCACAAGAGTTGGCTTGTGTAGCAGGCGCTTGCGAAATCTAACACCGTGCATTCGTACATGCACACTTGAGAAAAATTCTGAAGGCATTTCATATTGTGTGGGATGCCTTCGGACTCAAGATGAAATTCGTGATTGGATCATAATGCTTGACGAATCAAAAGCAAATATTATGAAAGAATGTCAACAGCGAAAGAAATCTAATGAAAAAAATATCACACACCTGCCTGAGGGTGGGCAACATTATCAAGTCAAAGTCGGGAGAGAAAGAATGGGTGGTAGTAGAGCAAAACGATGATGAAGTTTTACTCGCCGCTATCTCTTCCTATAAGAAAATAACACAAAAATGTGCCAAGGATTGGAATATTCTAGAGAAGGAAGACTTAAAACATCTCTAAAGTGTCAAAATTTTGATTGTCTAAATACTCACGAATCTTCAACAGAAAGGCACTATCAATGAAACCAGTAGACGAAATGGTATACGACTTAGAGTGTGACTCATGTGGTATGACATACGAAGTTGCAGTAGATGAAACAGAAAAAAATGAACCTGTTTACTGCCCATTCTGTGGATCTGATATTGATATTGACGAAGAAGAAGATTTTATCCAAGATATTGATGATGAGTATGATGAGTTAGATTTTGACGATTATAGAGACTGATTACGAAAATCCCTGGACATTTAACGGCAAACCATTTACAACAGAGGACATACAAAAGTATGTAGGTTTCGTTTATGTCATTATTCGGCAAGATAGCGGCAGACGCTATATCGGCAGAAAGTATTTCCACACACTACGCAAAGAAAAGGGCAAGGCAAAAAGAGTTCGCCGAGAGTCGGATTGGAAAAAGTATTATGGCAGTAGTGGAGATGTTAAGGCTGATGTTAAGGCGTTAGGCAAAGACAAATTTAAAAGAGTAATACTATCGCTTCATACGACTAAGGGCGATTGTAACTATGAAGAAGTAAAGCAACAGTTTAAGAACGATGTTCTTGAGAATACTATATATTATAACGACAATATCAATGGTAAGTGGTACAGAAAAGCAGACCACATAGTTGAAGGGCGAATATACAATGAAGATTTCCGACTTTGAAAAAGTATACAAATTTCCATACATAAGAGGCGATAAAGGCACGATGGACGTAAGGTTCAGAGAGTTGGCATGGCTTGCACCATTTATCAGAAATGATGGATGGAATCTTGAGTTCGGTGTACATACTGGCTCAACAATTAACTGTTTGGCACTTCATCGCAAAGACCTTCAGTTTGTGGGCTTTGATTCATTTGAGGGTCTTCCAGAAGATTGGGATATGGGTCAAAAGACAGTCACGACAGCGGCGTTTGATCGGGGTGGCGAAATGCCAGAAGTTGCTGAAAACGTATCATTAGTCAAAGGATTCTTTGATACATCAATCCCACAATGGCTAAAAGAACAAGCAGAGGATGGTTATGAACGACCCAGATCAGAAAATCAGAGTATATCTTACTTACACATTGATAGCGATATTTATTCTTCTGCTGTCACCGTCTTTGATGAGTTAAACGATTACATCAAGCCTGGGACAATCATTCGCTTTGATGAAATCTGCTGTTGGCGTTATGCATTTAGTGAAGCATCTCCGTCTGATCTATCACGGGTCCTATACACTACATGGGCAGACCATGAGTGGAAAGCGACAAAAGAATGGATGCAGAAGTACGACAGAAAGATCGTACCACTATGTCGTAACTGGTTTCAATCTGGTACAGTTATCGTAACTCAATAGGTATATCATGCCTAAAATTAATATCACAGATTTTTCAAAAGACAATAAATGCCTTGTATTTGGTATAGGAATGGGTTCTGTTGAGCGTTGCAGAGAAAAGCAACTTGAGCAGATAATGAAAGATTGTAAAGACGATCAAAATGCTTTATTCGTTGAACTTGGCGTGTACAAAGGCGAAACTATTAATATCTGTGCTAAGAAGAAACGTAACAGAGTGTTTTGGGGATTTGATTCATTTCTGGGTCTAGAACGAAACTGGCATTTTAGTGATGAAAGAGTATATCAGGTCGGTGTAGACTGGAATATCAAAGACAAAGACTATGAGATGGCTGAGGCAGTATTTGAGGATAATGTTGAAGCCGTTGAGGGTTGGTTCAAAGATACACTGCCAGATTGGGTAGCATCAAGGTGGCCGAAGCAGTACATTTCATTTTTGCATGTTGATTGCGATGAGTACGGGGCCGCATTTGAATCTCTGATGATTTTGAATAAACTGATCAAACCAGGAACAATCATTCGCTTTGATGAGTTGACCAGTTGGCATCTACACTTTGCCAACACACAGACGCACCACATGCTTAATACATATGAGGCATGGGAACAAGGCGAGTTTAAAGCATTGAACGATTGGCTCACTAAGAAACGAAGAAAAGTTAGACCCCTATTAAGGGATGTGCATCAATCAGGAACGGTGATAGTAGAAAAATGATTATCTCACACTCAAAGAAATTTGTATTTATTAAAACACGCAAGACGGCAGGGTCAACACTAGAGAAGGTGCTAAGGCCACTGCTTGGTGAAGATGACTTCTGCACTGGCTCAACGAGAGATGATACCCCACCACTAAACTGTCCAGCAGATACAAACGGTCATAGAGTACCATCTCCCGCAGAATATCCAGACGATTATTTTGTGTTCTCCATCGAAAGAAATCCATATGATAAAGTGGTAAGTAGTTACTACTGGCATCAACATATCAAACCACACATATTCGGTGGAATGGATTTTGAAACATACATCAAATCGTGCAATCTTCTGCCTGAAGACTGGTCATTCTACCGCAATGCAGACAGAGTGTTTAAGTATGAAGAGATGGAGGAAATGTATTTGTACATGAGATATCACTTTTCACTTGACATTAGAATGAATGAAGTGTACAATACTAAATTGAAATCTAATACACGCAAAGTAAAAGATTATAGAGATTTACATACAGATACAACAAAGGCTCTTGTGTCTGAGATATTTAAGAACGAGATAGAGGAGTTTGGATATGAGTTCTGATCCAGTTAGAATTTTTATCGGTACGTCATCCAATGGTGAAGATGCCAAGATTGAAATGGCATACGAACATTCACTGAGAAGTAACACTGATAGAGAAGTTCAGATCACATGGATGCGTCAGACAACTGACCCAGATTCATTCTGGCATGGTTGGAATGATATGAATTGGTCAACGCCATTTAGTGGATATCGTTGGGGTATTCCAGAAGCGTGTGGTTTTGAGGGTAAAGCAATCTACACAGATTGTGATATGATCAATATGCGTGATATTGGCGAATTGATGGACTTGAGCATTCCTGATGATAAGATGATGCTTGCTAGAGATGGTAAGCGTTTTGGTGGCAAAGAGTTCTGTGTAATTCTTTTTGATTGTGCTAAGTTTAATGGTCGTATTGCTCCTGTTGAACAGTGGAAAGATATTGTCACAGCCCATCATCAGTACATTGAGTTGTTCATTAAGCAGAATCTAGTTGGTTGGCTTGACCCTCGTTGGAACAGTCACGATGGTGATACAGATGAAATTTGGCAGTTGCACTATACACACATGCCAACACAACCTTGGGCCCCGGCATGGTTTACTGGTGAAGCACAAAATCATCCACGACCTGATCTAGTAGATGTATTTCACGATGCATATCAAGCGGCACTAGATGCTGGCTACAAACTTGAGGATTATGCTGTCAATCGTGGTGTGAATTATGGGATCATTGGTAAATGAGTGAAGTAAAAATTTATGGCGAGATTCCCACACATCCTGTGGTGTTTGCGGCTTGCGATAATCATTATTTCAAAGAACACGCACCATCTCTGGTATATTCGTCAAACGATATTGGTAAAGACATTCACATCCATATCACTGAAGCAGACCAAGATGCATATAACATCGCTAATATTCTAGCAACAGATACGGATGTAAAGGTGACATTCTCTTACAATGATAAAGAGAACATGGGCAGAGGTCAACGCACATACTATTCATGTTTGCGGTTTTTAGTACTGCCACTAATTCTACCACACGCTCAAAAGGTGTTGACTGTAGATGTTGATGGACTGATGATGAAAGACTTTGATTGGCCTGAAGAGCCTGCTGGTTACTTTCCAAGAGAGCCACTTGCTGGCACTGTGGGATGGGAAGCACAAGGTACAAAAGTCGCCGCTGGTGCTGTTTACATGGATCATCGTGCAGTTGACCTTGCCAAAGCAGTAGCACAACGCATTGGTGAGGGGCCATGGCAATGGTTCTTAGATCAAGTCGCTTTATCACAATCTTTTGCTAGGGTTGATGACAGCCAAGTAAGAAAGTTTGGTCCTGACTTTATGGACTGGGAGTTCAAAGAAGGTACGACTATCTGGACTGGCAAAGGTCCTCGTAAGTACGAAAATCCTGTATATGTTATGAAAAAGAAAGAGTTCAATCGCTTGCCGACTGCGACTCAAAGGTGTTGGGCATGAGAAGAATATTGATATTAAAACCACGTTTGGATATGCCATTCAAGAAGTTTGGGTTAGAGATTTCTAATCCAAATCTGCCACCCATTCGTGTCTGGTGGTCTAAGTTTGTAGATACATTGAAAGCGCACCACGAGCGTATGGGCGATAAGGTTGTTCTTATAGAAGCACAACGATGGATGTTTGATGTTTCACTCGTAGATAGATACAGTCCTGACGTTGCATATATTCCTCATGTTGAGAAGCACAATTTTCAAGGTGGTGACAATTGTTTATATTACATGCAGACAGTTGTACCATGGATGTTTACGATTGATCATCAAGGCTGGGCTGGTGGTGGCTCATTCGTTGGCGAAGACTTTGATACAGATCAATATGCAGATAGAGATATCTTCAACCAATTCAAAGAGCGTATGAATCGTGGTGAAAGCAAATTTGAACAGCCAAACGATAACACGTTTCATTGTTCTGAGCCATTTATCTTCTGTCCTTTACAGATACCACACGATGAGACTATCAAGTGGCACAGTAGAGTTAAGTGTGATGAACTGGTAGAAAGCCTTTGTGCTTGGTCAGATAGATATGATCATGCTGTTGTGTTCAAAGGACATCCTGTCAACCCAGGCAGTATGGAGCCACTAAAGAAGATTGCATCAGGTCGTAATAAGGTGATCTGGGTTGACAATGCAAACATTCATCACATTATGTCACAAGAAAATCTTGAGGCAGTTTATGTGATCAACTCTGGCACAGGCATCGAAGCAATGACACATGAAGTGCCAGTGGTTAGATTCGGTAACGCAGAGTACAATGACGCCGTAATCAAGGGCCGTGTAACAGATTTACATGAAACTTACAATAAAATTCAAAAAATTAATAAAAAAATTATGGTCGATTTATATGCGAAATTTTATAATTGGTACTTCGGTAAAATTTGTTACAATGCTTCGGACATCGGTACGTTTATGAAACTTAAATAGTACTGAATCGAGACTATTAGGACAGCAATACTGACTAATTATATATACAAGTGTTGACAAAATCTTTGTCGGCACTATTTTCTTTTACATACAAAATACCTATTTTAGGAGACTATGAATGGCTACCAAATTTTTTGGTGCCCTAGTAGATATTCTCGGCCGGCGGCCGCCAAGTCGAGATATTGAAATTTGGGCAAAAACAGAGTTCGGCACAGATGCAAACTGGGCAAAATCATACTATTACAGAACAGGAAGATTTCCGAATGGCAAAGATTATCGCTAAAAAAAGAATCATGATGGAGAACAAATAATGCAATTTTACGGCCAGAGCAAAATTGATCTATAAGAGAGACCTCTATGTACAACAAGGAATTTCATCTTACACCAAAGGAATTAAAACTTGTAGAAACTGCACTTAGAGGCTTCATGCATCATAATCCTGAAGAAGCCAGACAAGTAAGTCAACTACTAGCAAAGTTTTATCACCAGAAAAATTGGTATCGCCCTAAAGACAAAATCTATGTAAGCGGATAAGGACATAAAAATGTGGCCATACACGGAAGAAGAAAACGATTTTTTATCATAAAAATGCAAAAGAGGGCTTGACATGGCCCTCTTTTTTTGTTATTATGAGTTGTAAATCAGAGAGGGCATTGAGGTTGGTTGGCCCACAGTGAAAGTTCCATAATGATGGTGTGGGGTGAAGTTGCCCTCTCTGATACACAACTTGGAGATTGTAATATGAAATGGGTAATCGGCATCACAGTGTTTGCATTTCTAGCATATGATAACTTTGCACTGTTCCACGAGATCCATTCCATGCTAATGAGTTTGGCCTCGTAGCACAACTGGATAGAGCAACGGCCTTCTAAGCCGTAGGTTGCAGGTTCGAGTCCTGCCGAGGTCGCCAATTTGAGGAGTATATAATGGCAAATCATGTAACCAGCCGTATTCAACTTGTAGAAGGTAACAGAAGAGTTACAGAATGGGTTGAAGCACTATTTGTAAATATGGAAGCACCAGAAGAAGATCAGCAAGGCTATCACTCAATGTTTAAGCCTGTGCATATGATGTTCAACAACTGGGACTCAGAAGAAGATCCAGATACAACATATGGTTGGTATATCGACAACATTGGCGCTAAGTGGTGTCACATTGAAGATTGTACAGACGACTCGATGATGTTTGAATCTGCTTGGGGCTATCCGGGTGCGCTATTTCAACGCATCGCAGAAGAGGCATACGCCATCGACCCAGACTGCATTTTCTCTATCACATACGAAGATGAGATGCCAAACTTCTTTGGCTCTGGCTTATATGCTGATGGTGAAATGTATGATGAAGAATATTGGGATGAAGAGAACTATAAGTACCACAATCTCAAATTCTTCTGGGATGAAGAAGAAGACGGACCAGAGCCTGATGACTTTGATACGAGTGAATCATATGAAAAAATATGGGACATTCAATGTGAAGATATCAAAGGCATGATTGAAGGCTATAAAGAGTATAAAGCAGAACAAAATGCATCCGATTGAACTGACAGAGAAGCGCATAGACAATGCTATGCAAGCCATGAACTATTGTGAAGAGGGTACATGGTCACACAACTACTGGAAGAACGTAGTTGGTTATTTACTTAGAAAACTAAATGGAGAAATCAATGAGACAGACAATGGTAAAAGCACTTATGGCACATGCCAAAGGCGAAATTGAACTGCACAAAGCAAACGTAGAAGTCTATATGCATAATCCAGCAGGTATCGGTGAACACAGCGATATCATGGAAGCAGTCCAGTGTGAAC